TGATCTTCACACGTGGGAAGAGGAAGGTATAGTCCGAGGAACCCGTAGGATCGTCCACAGAAACTTCCAAAGCAGTCTGTGTCTCGTTCAGGAAGCGGTTAATCAAGGTGGCATCGTCGAAGTATGCAGTGATAGTGCCTTCAACCGTAGCCATACCAACTTCAAGTTCAGGTGTCGTAGAAGAGCCAACCACAAACGTAGGTGCCAGAGCATTGTTGATAGAGAAGTCAAAACCCGTGACTACTGCAAGCGAAGCAAGAGTGCCACCAGCATCTGCCACACGGAGGGTTCCAGAATAAGCATCGAAAGGCTGGTTGGTCGAAGAAGCGGTTTTGACAGCATCAACAGACGTACCACTAATGGTCATGTTACGGCCAACCATAGAGAAGGTGCCAGTAACCATCTGGTTCGGACGTATAGATACAGCCAACGAAGATACAGTCATACCCGTGAACAAGCGGAACTGAGTAATGTCTGTTGCAGCGTCTTCAATGGAGAATGATTTTGCTGTAGTACCAATCTTCAAGACGTTGGTGGCGAAAGTGCTACGGAAAGCAGATTCAAGGAAGGGGTCGTAGTCGCCTTTACGCAGGTCAGCCACAATGTCGCCAGCCGCAGTACGGTTGCCATGACGGTCAACACGGAGCATACGGTCAGGCTGAATATCAGTACCCGTAACACGCTCTTTCGTCAGATCAAGCGACTGGGTGGTGTAGGGGAGTTGGATAAGCGCAGGAGTGGCGGGAGTAGTACCAAAAGTCGATTCAACGACATACGAAAGTCCAGCGCGAGAACCTTGGGAGAAGGGCATTTTAAGTTTCCTTTATCAGTTGTAGACATACCACGCGACAGTCACGGGTGTACAGTAGAAGGGGGAGTCAAGGAAACTTGTCCTGACTTCTGAGTAATCAATAGAGATTGTAAGGCCGCTAAGGGAAATGTCTGTTGTTGCATCAAAACGGTCAAGCAACAAGTCAGCAACGTCATAACCAGCACCCGGCCCCAAATTCTCTGGTGTACAAATCAGGATACTGTAGAGGCCATCATAGCGTTGTTGTGGGTTCAAACCACGAACAGCAGGACGACGAGAAGTAGGAACCATGTCAACCTTAACGAAGGTGGTTCCTGTAGTCGGTTCGTAAGGGACGTTTTGATAGGCTACAGCAGGTAGGCCAACTGTTCCTGCTAGGTGAGTGTCGAGACAGGCTCTAATGTCATTGATGATACTCATTGTGAGCCTTTCACTTTATTGACTGCATCAGCCAAGTGTAATCCAGCACGGTTTCTAACTGAACTGTAGACATTGTAGCCATGCTTATATTCGACAATGTTTGCATGAGGTGCATTGTTTGTCATAAAGACTTGAGTTTGATCCTTGGGGATAGCAGCGATGTCACCCATCAACTGAGAAAGAGCCTCAGTAGCTTTAGCATTAGGGTCTTGACCAGTGGGTTTACCGTGAGAAGTTCTTCCTCGACCTGCACCACGAGTTGTGGTAATAGAGTGAGATGTGATGTATGCACCAGTATCCACAAAAGGTTTAGAGGTATTCACCAAGTCTTCTGCCACATTGATGAGAAACTCTGTTCTTACCCTATCCAAGTCTTGTTCAATCTTGTTGATAACGGCTGTGAGTGATCTTTGAACCATGTCACTCCCTCACTTGCAGCAAGTAGCACATAGTTCCGCTACCAGACTTAATCTCCATCACCTTGACAATGTTCACCGTATCACCGAGGCCAATGATCTGGTCTGTGGCATCTGGTTCAGGAGTTGCAGAGCCATTGGTAAGTTTGTTGTCGAGGACTACGCGACGATCACCACGAAGGATAGAACTGTCATCAATCATGTCTGGCGTATAGTCGTAGAAATAGCCCCGTAGAGCGTAATCTGTGTTTGTGGTGGTCACAGTACCTGTAGTGGCATCATACGCACTGGCGGCTCTCTTACGAAGCGTGAGGGCTATGCCATGCTCTCTAATCATCTGTCGCAGAGTAAAGGGATCAAACGCCATTGGGTTCATCGGGGATGTACTGTTCGCCCGCCTCTACGTTATCGAACTGCGTAATGCTGAAAGCTGGCTTGACGCGATCCGGGTCTTCATTAGCAACCTGCATCGCAGATGACGAGTAACCACCACCAAAGACACCAAGGGCTTTACCAGAAGTTTTCTTACCCTGTGCTTCAACCTGTGCAGCCAGTTGCTGATACTGTTGAGCGCGGGTAGAGTACTTGGCACTCAAAGCCCCATCAAGGGTAGTGTCAACCATACGGCTGAACTTAGCAGCAATGGTACGGCAAACCCAAGCAGCCGCATAGTAGATATTGTCATTAGCCTGAGCCAAGCCAAATGTAATCTCTTCGTTCTGAACCAATTGGTCAGAAGTGTCTGTATCACCCACAAGCAGACGGACAGAGTTGCGGCGACCAGAGGCAGTCGTAGTATTCAAATCAGTAGGATCATATGACCAAGCCATCCAGTCGCCCTCTTATTATTCAAACAGTTCCCTATGAGTGTCACGCCAGAACTTAATCCGGCGAACTTGTGCTTCAACATCCTTCGGGACTTTAGGACATTTCTTTTCTCTAAACTCTTTTGCAGTTTTAGCCTTCTCCTGAAACTTCTCATTGAGTTTATCAATGTAAGCGTGGAGTTCTGCAAGGGTCATGCCATCAAGGTTCTTGTTGAACACATCGGCAAGGACTTCTTTTTCTTCTTCTTCATCAAAAGGTTCATGGTAGAAGAAGTCTTGATTGAACAGGGTCAGGATATTCTGATAACTCTCAGTACCCTTCCAGTCATAGTGTTCTCCCCTCTCACGCCACCTACCACCAATATGCACTCTTGTCTTGACATACAGTTTCTTGGTAGGGTCGAAAGAGTGGGAGAGAAAATTAGTCGGGATCATTCTCTCTCCCCTTTCTTAATTAGGCGATAACGCTGTCGATGACTGCGCCGAGGTCAGCCGAAACAACCTTGTGGTCGTAGGCCAAGTTGGCTTCCAGCACTTCGGCAACACCGTCGATAGCCAGATAGTCGCCACGATACGACTTGATCGTGATGCCGTGGCCCGAAGCATTTTCCAGATCGTCCCAAGTGAAGGTGTAACCAGCCGAGGGGATCATCAGGCCCGACGAGCGCGGACGGTAGTAGAAGCCAGCCAGCTTGCCACCAATGAAAGCGTTCGATTCGGTCAGACCTTCGGCAGCGGTGTTCTTCACCGTTTCCATGACCATGAACTCTTCCACACCGAAGATTTCAGCCAGTTTGGCATCCGTCACCAGAGCGGTGTTCGTCACGGTAGCGCCACCATTCAGGCGGGCAAGGATCGTGGGGTGGTTGACCAGAATGTCACGAACTTCTTTGCCGACAACCATGACGTTGGGTTTGAAGCCACCCGACTTGAGTTGCACGGTACGCATGATGTTGGTAACGTCTTGGATCGGGGTCGAGGTCGAGTAGTTCGACCACTGGATAACCTGACCAGTTGACGGAGACGAGGCAACGCCATCCCAGTCCGTACCCCAGACACCACCAGCGAAATAGGTGTTAGCCCACTTGATTTCGCGGTCGATCAGGAGTTGGTGGGTCAGCATCTGAGCGCCAGCCGAGCGAATGTCCAGAGCGGCATCTTCGTTAGCCAGAGTTTCAAAGTCGAAGTCGGTTGCCAGCGAGAACACTTCAGCCGAGTAGGTGTCCTGCGAGAGCGTCATGCCCACACGAGGAGCCTGAGTGCGCGGAGCGCGGGGCTGCACCTGACCAGTGCGATTGAAGTCAGCACGGTTGTAGATGTAGTACTTGTCGGTCTTCTTCGACACGCCAACTTTCGGGAACACACGGTCAGCAATAAAGCCGTTAGCGTCTTGCAGGAAGGCAATCGTCAGGTTGGTAAGCGGTGCGTCAATATGAACGGCGCTCGGAGTCAGCATAGCCATTTTTGATAATCCTTTATTAAACTAGAAATTAGGCTGCGGCGTTATCGGCGCGAGACAGTTCGATGGTGATGATCTGACCATCAACAGCAGCTTCGAGAGCATAACCGACGATCACGTTGGTCGAAGCAGCAGCTTTAGCTTTGCCCGAAGAGCCAACTGCAACAGCAGCACCACGAGTGATCGTACCACCAGCCAGAACTGTCACACGACCGTCATAAGCAACCGTGACAGCTTGACCAGCAGCGGTAGCAGCCATCAGAGCCACACCATCGGTACGAGCGTTAGCAGAGGTGTTGTCCACTTGACCATCAGCAGCCAGAGAGACAAAAGTGAATTGAGCAACAGCCGACCCCGAAATGTAGGTGCGGGTTGCCATGTTTTCCGTAAATGCCATAGTAAAGGCTCCTTTTACTTTTTGTAGGTTTCAAGCACGAGCGCACGGCCCTGTGCAGTTTTGATGACAGCAGCATACGCTTTGTGGAAGTCTTTCTCTTTCTTCTCTTCCTGATAAGCCTTCACGATGTCGTTCAGCTTTTCAGTCGGGGATTTCAGATCATTAGCTGCATCAGTTTTGCCGACTTCTTCATAGATGCCCGCAAAGGCAGCGTCAGCGGAACGAAGGAGTGCAAGCAGTTCTTCGTCTTGCCCAATCGACTTCAACAGTTTACCACGCTCATCAGCAGTTCCCTTGAAATTGGGGAGAACCTCATCGGCGCGTTTACGGAGTGCTTCAACTTCGAGAGCCTTTTGCACGTCTTCTAGTTTTTTCAGGATAGGTGCAGGGACAGCCGACTTGGCAATCATTTCACCTTCGACTTCGATCATCTCTTCGGCAGGCTTTGCCTTTTCGACAACAGCCACTTCAAGATCAGCGACTTTGCCTTTGAGAGTTTCGATCTCTTCCAGAAGCATCTTGTTGACTTCTTCAAGTTCAAGGGCTTCATTCTTCCAAGACTTACGAGCAGGCTTCTTTTCGCCCATCATGTCGTCGTCCATCATTTCTTCTTCGTCGTCTTCCATGTCGTCCATCTTGTCGGACTTCATCTCTTCTTTGTAACCCTTTTCAGTTTCATCAACTGCATCGAGTTTTTCGACTTCTTCGTTTTCCATGTGTTCCCCTTCCGGGCTGCGCTTGAATAGTGCGACCTTAGCGAGTGGGTCATCGCCCATATCGACCAAGGAAACCTCTTCAAGTTCCAAGTTTACGAGTTCGGTGGGCATTACACCATCTCCTTCAAAGCACGTCCCCCAATGGAGAACGCAGCCAGTTTACCGCTTTTAACATCTTGCCATACTTGGTCGTCGTAGACCTTGATAGCGACTAGCCAGCCTTCGCGGTCAGACTGGATACCCAATGCCTTGGCAATCTCGTTAGTCAAGGGCATGGAATGGACAACTTCCCCAATCTTACCACCAGTGTGCATAGCTTTGGCGGTTCTCATGGAAAGCATAAAATTGGTTGCAGCCTTTGCGATCTGGTCAGGGCGAATAAACTCTTCGCTATGATCTAGGCTGATTTCACCGTTGACAGTCGAGACGTAAGCCCAACCAAAGGCGAGACGCTCTTCATCAAGTTGCTTGACGATCTGACCTTCAACGGAAACTTTGGTCAACTCCGAGACAGAGGTTCCACTTTCCCACATACGGCAGGACCAGTAACGGGCAGAAGTCTTGTCTGTGGCAGTGTCGCAGGAATGGCGAGAACGGAAGTTGGCACGAGCATCTGGATCATCACGGCGGATTTCCATGTTCGGGTCGCCAAAAGTGACTTTCTTAACTTTGTCACCATCTTTGACGTAGACACCAAACTTCTTGGTAGAACCAGCAGGCATACGGAAGGGCTT